TATCAACCTTTTCGCAGCCGGCCACGCTGGCAGCCTTGCTTCGTCGATACTGGCGGGCCTTCTCGAAACAACGTGGAACTGACGAATGGGATTCTCGAGCCAAGATGACCTGATCAACCAGCTCACCACGAACGGCAAATACGGCAACGTTTTCTATAACAAGACGCTGGCCTCTGCCGGTACGGCGGGCCACTGGACGCTGTTGGCAGGCCATGCGGGTACGCCTGCAGCTGCGACGTTTGCGGGCGCTGATCTCACCTATGTGGCGACCGATGACACATGGTCAGAGGGTGCGCCTTATCATGGTGGCAATGTCTCGACGGCGACAAAGCACTTTCTGAGCGCTGGCGCTGCGGTTGTCGCGGCTGCGGGCGCGCCTTGGTATCTCATGGCGATTGACCTCGTCGGCTATGTGCCTCTGTCGGGTACGAACGTCTCGACCATCGGCACGAAGACCGTGACCATGACTGCCATCGGATCGGGCGGCGGCACAGGCGACCGCTACGCCAACGGCGAGGGCCTGCGCCTGTTCGTGGCGGCTGACACGGCGCTGGGCGCCAACGCGCCGACCTGCATTGTGAACTACCTCGACACGGGCGGTGGCGCTGGCGCGACGACTACATTCACGTCAACGGCATCGCTGGGCGTCGGGCAATTGCTCAACAGCGGAACGGCGGCGAACAAATATAACCCATTCCTGCCCATGGCGACGGCCGACACGGGCGTGTCTGATATCGTCTCGCTGGTCTGGGCTGGCACGGCGCACGCATCGGGTACGGTCATCATCGGTCTGTGCAAGCCGCTGTGGACAATCCCTGTCCCTGCGACTGGTCTCTACACCAAGCTGGACTTCGTGAACGCCTTCCCGTCTCTGCCTCGGATCAGGGACGGGGCGAACATCCAATTTCTCATGTTCCAGACCGGCGCGACGACCTCGGCGGGAACGATCATGGCCGATTTTGACTGGGCCTATGGTGGGTAATGGGCCTGCTTCAGAACGGCTACCGGGATGCCTCGGCGGGCGTTCGCATCTTTGGAGCGACGGCCAGTAACAACGCCTATCCGTACACACTGCCCGCGAACACGGACAAGACGGGCACAAAGCGAAACATCTTCACGGCTGAGGGCTATTCGCCCAAGTCGGGCATTCCATCGGGACACCTGCACCCGTCAAGCTGGATGCTGCCCCAGACAGCGGGTGGACTGTCCAGCCATAGCGAGGCCATTGGCGTTGCGAGCTGGTCGGGCAACATCGCTGCCGGTCGCAACATCGCGGGCGCGTTTGACGGCGTTGCGGCATTCACTGGTACAGGCCAGCTTGTCGTCTCGGGATCGGGAACATTCGCAGGCGTTGCGGCGTTTGACGGCAACATCATTGCCGCCCTTGCTGCGGCAGGAACATTCGATGGCGTTGCCAGCTTCTCAGGGGCGACGACCGCTTACGGCAACATTCTGGGCGTGTTCACGGGCGTGGCGAGCTTTGAGGCAGTCCGGTACGCGACGGGGTCTATATCTGGCTCATTCGCTCCGGCGATCACACTGGAGGCTGCGGGGTTCTCGTCCTACCTGCTCGACAGTGAGGACATCGAAAGCGGCCTCACGCTAAGGCAGGCGCTGCGTCTGGTGACGGCAGCGACGGCAGGAAAGATCAGCGGCGGCGGGACGGCTACGGTGACGATACGGAACGCGGTTGCGGATGGCGCTGACCGGATCATCGCATCTGTGGATACGGACGGTAACCGGACTGCCATCACATACGATCTCGACTGATGGCCAACTTCTTCAGCGCCGACTACTGGAAAGCACTCTACTTCAAGGCGATGGGCGGGCAGGAAACTGCCGTTGACCCCAACGCGATGCGCGGCACGTTCGCAGGGGCGAGCGCGTTCAGCGGCGCTCTGGATCAGCCTGCGGGAGCGCTAAGCGGCACATTCTCTGGGGTCGCCGCCTTCACAGCGTCCGCCACATTCGTTGAGGACGGCCTTGTTCAGGTCGTTGTTCCCGGCCGCAGACGACGCGAACGGGAAGAATGGGCGAACCTCTCTCGCGCTCTTTGGCTTGCAAGGGTGGCCGCAGATCGCGCCCAGCAGACCGAACGCGAAGACCTTGAGCGTGCAGAACAAGACCGCGCTGCGATGGAAGCGGCGCTAGAGCAGGCTGCTGCGGTAGCCGCTGAAGCATACGAAAAGACCATCGCGAAGCGGGCAGCACTTGTCCGGCTTCTTGATCTGACGGAGCGGGCCAGACTGGCCGAAGAACTCCGCCGGCAACGGGCGGAACGCGCCGCGCTAAATGAAGCGCAGGCGTATCTACAGCAACAGATACGGGAAGCAGAGAACAAGCGGCGAGCAGAACTTGCCCAGCAGGCCGCCATGCAGGCGGAACTTGAACGCCTTGATCTTCAACGCAGGCAAGATGATGAAGCAATTATCCTGCTTCTGCTTGCCGCCTAATCTGGCCGCTACTCGCTGGCCATGACCGGAGGACTATGAATGTCGAACACGCTGGCCAACGATCCTGGCATTGCTCCCGAAGACAAGGAAATCATCGAACACCAGCTTAACGGTGTTGAGAGCGAGAAGGAGGCCGCCGACATTCGCATTGCGGCCATGCTCGCGGATGAAATGAAAGCCGGGCGCGGCAAGGAAGATCACGACACCGGCGAGGATGACGACGCGGACAGTGACGACGTCGATGCCAAGGCCGTCGCTGATGACGCGGCGAAGAAAACCGCCGAGGCTGAAGAAAGCGATAGCCAGCGCCGCCGCCGCCTGAGACGTGAAGCTGAGAACCGCACGCGCCAGCAGAACCAGCGGCTTACGGCGGAGAACGCCCGGCTCCGTGAAAAGCTGCGCAACGTGGACGCCAGGACGCCTGATCCTGCCGCCTATGGCAATAACACAGCGGATTACGTCGCTGACCGCGCTGCCCACTCCGCCCAGAAAGCGCTGATCGAATCCGAGATCGAGCGCACCGAAGCGGCTGTGGACGAAGTCGAGAGCGAGAGCGCTGAACAGTCCGCGCAGTCTTACGAAGACTATATGTCAGACGGCATCCGCAGACACGCGGACTTCCGCGAAGTCGTCACGAACCCGAAGCTGCACATCACCCCGGCCATGGTTGAGGCTTTCCGGGATGAGGGTGCGCAAGACATTGCCTACGAATTGGCGAAGAACCCAGCGGAGATGAACCGCATCGCGTCGCTCCCGACGCCAATTGAACAGGTCAAAGCAATCTGGAAGGCGCAGGCCGCGCTCGAAGCGAAGGCCGCACAGTCCCGCACCAGCAACGCGCCGCCGCCAATCAAGCCCGTGAAGGGTTCTGGCGCCGCTCCGGCTAAATCACCATCCGAGATGGGAATGGCCGAATATGCCGAGTACCGAAGAAAACAAATGGCCCAATCGCGCTGACGCGGCGGGCTTCACCCCACAGCAAACCGAAAGGATGGCTCGCTTCGGCGGGCTTTTTTAATGCAACATGGCTAACGCACTCATCACCCCCTCAGTTATCGCGAAGGAGGCCCTGTTCCAGCTTGAGAACAACCTCGTCCTCGCGAACAGCGTTCACCGCGAATACAAGAAGGAGTTCGTCAAAGTCGGCGGCACAGTCTCTATCCGCAAGCCGGTCAAATTCTACGCCGCTGATGGCGCTACCCGCGTCAACCAGGACGTCGAAGAGGCGAACACCTCGATCACCGTCGCCACCCAGAAGCACGTCTCTTGGGGCTTCTCGTCGGTCGATCTTACGCTCACCATCGAGGACTACTCCGAGCGCTACATTCAGCCCGCCGCCATCGCGCTCGCCAACACCATCGACGCCTCGCTGGCTGACCTCTATTACAGCTTCTGGAACCATGTCGGCACGCCGGGCGCCACTCCGGCCACCTTCGCCGCCGTGGCCCTTGCCGCCCAACGCGCTGACGAAATGTCGATCCCGTCCGACATGCGCAAGGCGATTCTCAACCCGGCCGCTGGCTACGCCATCGCTGGAACCGCGACCAACATCTACAACCCGAACAGCGCCAAGGCTTACACCGAAGGCGAGATTGGCCGCATCGCGGGCATGAATACCTTCTCCACGCAGAATATCGCGAACCACACCAACGGAGCACGCGGCGGCACGCCTCTGATTGCCGGCGCCGCGCAGAATACCACTTACGCGCTCGCCAAGGTCGGCACCAACGGCAACAGCCAATCGCTCGTCACCGATGGCTGGACGGCTGCTGCTGCGCCCCGCGTCACGCGCGGCGAGGTCTTCACCATCGCTGGCGTCTATGCAGTCAACCCGGTCCCTGCGGCCGGCGCGACTGGCAAGCGCGTGCTGCCGTATCTCCAGCAGTTCACTATCCTGGCGGACGGCTCCTCGGACGGATCGGGCAACCTGACCCTGACAATCTCTCCGGCGATCATCACGTCTGGCCCGTACCAAACGGTTAGCGCGGCTCCCGCCGACAACGCTGCCCTGACGTTCGTGGGTACTGCCGCGACGGCCTATCCGCAGAACCTCTGCATCCACAAGAACGCCATCGCTCTTGTGACCGTGCCGATGGAGCTGCCGGACGGCGTGTCCTTCAAGGCGCGCGAGACCCACAAGGGCCTCTCGATGCGTGTCGTGAAGGCATACGACATCGACGCGGATACCGACGTCATTCGTTTGGATGTCCTCTATGGCAGTAAGGTAATTTATCCTGACTTGGGCGTCCGTTTGACGGGTTGATCCCTCTATCGCAGGCGACTGAAGGCGGACGGCAGGGAGCAAAACCCTGCCGTCCGTTTCCTTTTCCCACCTAGAAAACAGAGACGCGCATGTTTACCGAATCCGTCCCCACTTGGGTCTACGGCCCCAAAGGCGAATCCAAGTTGATTGGCCTTGCTCCCGGCGCTGAAGCCCCCAAGGGCTGGGCCTTTGCTCCGCCGAAGGGCGTTGATGTGAAGGTTGAAGACGCACCTACGCAGCCGATTGTTCCGGCTTCCAGTGCGCCGGGTGAAGGTCCCCGCATTGCTGCGCTTGAGGTGCGCGTTGCGTTGCTGGAAACGCAGATGTCCGAGGTTGGCGATTTCCTCGAAACGCTGACCGCACCGAAGACCGAGACGATTGACGAGCGGCCCGCGCTTCTGGCCCGCACGAAGGAGCTGGGTCTTGAGGGCTTCGATGGCCGGTCATCTGCTGAGAAAATGAAGGCCGCGATTGCCGAAGCTGAAGCCAAGAAGGCTGAAGGCTGATGGCCTACACCGTCACCCAGACAATCCGACGCGCACTGACTCGCCTGCACGTTCTGCAGGCTGGTGAGACAGTCAGCGCCGAAGATCAGGCGGAGGGACTGATCGCCTATAACGCGATGATGTTCGGGTTTGAGGCGGCGGGCCTGACGCTCCATGACTCGGCCGATGTTGCCTATACGGTTGTCGAGCAGGCGGGTGCGGATAACATCCCTATCGCGGACAAGCACTTCGAGGGGCTGGCGGCCATTCTGGCCAGCACGATGGCGGACACGTTTGGCGCGGACATGACGCAGATGCTTGCGCGAGACGTCGCGACGGCATGGAGCCGCATGTACGGCGACTTCCTTGAGGTCGCGAGCATGACGCTTGATGCGCCGTTGACGCGCCTGCCGAGCCAGACCGACGATTGGTGGTACTGAGTGCGCGCTCCGCTGGCGACCTCCGCAGCAACGGCTCCAGAGACGGGGCTGCCGGACAAGCTTTGCCATAACCTCTACATCGAGCCGAACCCGCTGGACCCCAAGCGGCTCTACATGCACGTCGAAACGCCGGGCTCGCTGGCGCTGGAAGACTTTGCCGGCGCGATCCGGGGCATGTTCCAGGCTGACGGCCACGCCTCGGGCAAGGTCCTAATCGGGCAGGGAACGACGCTTTCGACCTACCTGCCATCGACCGACACGGCGGGGACGATCACCGGCACGCTTCCGGGGTCGGATTCGATAGACGCGGCGTTCACCGAGACCGAAGCGTTCATTCTCGCGGATGGCAAGCTCTGCGTCTCGGATGGGCTCCTGATCCGCCGGGCGACGGATGGGGTGACGTCTGACCCCGTTCTGGCGATTGGCTCGACACCTGCCAATGTGGCCACAGCAGCGTTCACCTACTCGATCAACGGGACCGCTTACAACAAGACGGCGGTTGCGGCAGGAACGGCGCCCGGAAACGATGTGGTCCCGCTTGGCACTTACGGGGCGGTTGCGCTGGATATCGATGCGGCTGGGACCATCACGGCCATCGAAGCGCCGGCCAATGCGACGGGCTATGCAACGGCGGCGCTCGCTGCTGCGGCCCTGCCTGACGTTGCCACCACGCTGATCCGCATTGGGTACGTGACGGCCTCCAAATCGGACGGGGCCTTTACCTTCGGAACCACGGCGCTCAATGCGGCCAACACGACGGTTGCCTACACCGACAGCGCGACCAACACGGGATTTACTGACCTGCTGACGGATGCAGGCGAGAGCGCGTTCACCAGCGTTGCGAGCCTTGGCCAGCGGGGCCTTGCGACGCTTGGTAGCCGCTTCATTTATACGGCGGTTCTGGACCTCTCATTCACGGACGCGCTGAGCTACTACACGGCGGAATCCTCGCCAGACAGCCTGATCGGCGGGCGGGTTCTGGGCGAATACTACTATCTGTTCGGCACGCGGACGATTGAGGTCTGGGCGCAGACGGGCGATGCTGACGATCCGTTCCAGCTTCAGCCCGGCATGACGCTACAGATCGGCGCGCTCTGCCGTGACGGCATCGTGAAGACGGATAACAGCCTGTTCTTCGTGGATGATGACTGCAACGTCCGGCGTCTTGGTGTTGGATCGGCGGAGATCATCTCCGAGCCGTGGGTCAATCGGATGCTGCGGGGCGTTTCGGCCTCGACCATTCGGGGCTTCACCTATGCGGATGAGGGCCATATCTTCGTTGGCTTCCGCACTGCGACGGGCTGTGCTGTCTATGACGTGATGACGGGCCTCTGGCATACGCGGGGCTCGCTCACCTCCGACACGCTGCGCTGGCAGTATTTCGTGAAGGCTGCGGGCTCCACCTTCGTTGGCGATGCAGACGGCATCTTCGACAAATATTCGCGGGACTACACGTCCGAACACATGGCGGATGCAAGCACCATGGGGACGGAGATCGTCCGCGAGGTGACGGCGTTTGCGGCGGTGTCCGAAGGCCGCAACATCATCAAGAGCATTCGGCTTGAAGGCAACAAAGGCATCGGCCTCGTGAGCGGTCAGGGCGTTGCCCCCGTGGTCCAGATGCGGCTCTCGACCGACAACGGCCAGACGTGGAGCGCGTTCCGGGACGCTGCGCTTGGCGCGCAGGGCAACTACGCGACGCGGACAATCTGGCGCCGCTGTGGACGGGCAAGACCTCCCGGTGTGGTGCTGCACTTCAGGAAGTCCGATCCGGTGCGGATGGTCATAACCGGCTGCGCGGTGGACGAGGATGGCTAAGCTTCCGCCGCAGCCGTGGTTCGACGCAAAGACCGGAGAGGCGAAACCGGGTTTCTACGCATGGGCGCAAGCGCTCCAGTCGGAGCAGAACACAACCAACATCAACTCGGGCGCGCGGATCAGGGAAGCTGAGGCAGCAGCGGCGGCGGCACAAGCGGCAGCGGATGCGGCGGCCAGTCAGGCGGCTAGCGTCGGCGCCGAAAGCGGGGCGCTCTCGCTTTCGACTCTGCCAGCAAGCAGGCTGAAGACACAGTTCGGGGCCGGGAGCATCACCAGCTCCTCATTTACGGCAGTGCCTGCCAACGGAACCGGGCCATTCACGTACCTCTGGACGGTTATCAGCGGCGACGCAGTCACGATCAACACGCCGACCGCCGTTTCCACGACCGTTACCTCCACCATTGCAATAGGGCAGGAGAAGGTCACCCAGCTTCAATGCGTGGTGACTGACTCGCTTGCCGCAACTGCAACAGGCAACGCCGCCAACACGTTCGCAGAGATTTCCTGACCATGAACAACGAACAGCGAGCGGGCGCTCGGCGCGGCTTCAATCCGCATAGCGCGAGCCTGCGTCTGGAAGTCCGTGTCGAAGGCGCTGACGACATTCTCACGCCGGTTCGCAGTGGCAATTCTGAACAGCGGGGAACGCCTGTGCGTGTGACGCCGACGATGACCGCGCAGCAGATCGAACGCGCTCTGTCCGCGTCTTGCCTGGAGATTGTCTGATGGCTTGGTGGGACACAATTGCGAAGTGGTACGGCGAGAACGAGGGCTGGATAAACACAGCCGTTGAGATTGGCGGCACACTCTATGCCAACGATCAGGCCAACAAAGCATCCGACCGTCAGACCAATGCACAGACCGGCGCATCCCAGCAACAGCTTCAGCTCAGCCGCGATATCTACGCCGATCAGACCGCGCGAACCGAGCCGTGGCGGCAATCGGGCGTCAACGCACTCAACTTCCTCAATTCGTGGAATGGCCTTCCGCAAGTCGCGACGATGGGCGGCAATGGTCTGGCTCCCGGTGGCGGATCAGCCGCGCCTACGGCTCCGCTCGCGAACTACGGCGCCGGTCAGCCCGTTGCAGGTCATTGGGCGGGTGGAGAGAATGGCGGCGGACTTAGCGGTGCAGCAAGCGGCGCTGCAATGGGATCGGCAGCTGGCCCATGGGGCGCTCTCGCTGGCGCAGCGGTTGGCGCATTTACCCGCTCTGACGTGGACAATTGGAAGACGCTCGCGACGCAGAGCGAGCAGGGCTACGACTGGAACGAGTTTTTCAACCGACCTGAGAACGCGGATCTTCGGGCGGAGTTCTCCAAGCCCGACGTTCAAAGCCTGTTCAACGGCAACCCAGAAGCCTATGCGAGCTGGTGGAAGCGCGAGTTTGACGGCGGCAATAACGAAGCGGGCCGCATCGTCAACAAGACAGCGGCGACACCCGGCGGAACGACGCCGGGGACCACGGGCGGCACAGGCACGAACGGGCTTGCGACGGGCGGAACGCCTGACGTCCAGACGACGATCCAGAACAATC